GCAAACTGTGGACACTGCATGGGCAGTGATGACAACGCTCTCCACCCCGATGGACGAGCGTGGTGGGACGTCGTCACAGACGTCGTCCCCTTCCATGCGTCAGCATGTTGGCTCTATGACGCAGCACGCGACCACGCTTGGGAATCCTGGCGCGTGCCTGCAGAGCAGGTGTTATGGTTCTTTTCTTCTTTTTTTATCATCATTTTTCCGGCGCTTGGTTTCTTCTTTGTCACCAGGTGGCTTCTCGCGATGTTTTGCCGCCATCAAGGGCACGGTCAGCACGTGGAAGCGGAACTGGCGTGCCTCGACGCTTTCAAAGAGGTCGGATGGATTGCTGACGCACCAGGCGCTATGCATCGTGTCTGCGTATACTGCAAAGGATATCCTGACTACGCAAGCAAAAAATCTGTGCAGTACGTCCTTCCTACGACCAGGTGTGATAAGCACATGTGGCGGCCAGCTTTTGCAAGGGTCGATATACCTGAAGCGATGCTACGCAGCGTGTACCACGCGGTACGCAGGTACTCTCATGAGCGGGTTAAAGATCCAACAACAGATGTTCAATTGTCTGTCAACACTCTCGAGCTCGCAAAGAACAATCTCACTGCTCCATCGTTCGCAGCCGAATGTGGCCACGAGCTTGCGGTGCATGTCGGCATCTTGGGAGCGATTCGTGGCTGGGTGCTTGGTCCGGCAATCAGTAACGGACACCTTGTTCATGATAGGAGTGCAGTGCATTGGCAGCATCTGCGGCTATGGTTCGACCATAAGCGTGAGGATGGCGGACGGGACGCGGGTGCGACGTTCGGGTCCACGCTTTTCGGCTATTTTGAACAACATGAGGATCGGTTCGGACCTTTTTTGTTCGCCGCAGACCGCATGTGCGATCCTTCTGGGGTTTTTTGCGGAGCCGGGTCATTTGCCAGACGTAATTGGATCGCAGCATGTTTCCTGGGACTCATTACCTGTGGACACTTCTTGTATGCCGTGGGCGCTCTCGGACTGTATGCAGCGACATGGCTCATGGTTACACTGGTATCGCTGCGACTATTCTGGTGGACCTGCGCGGCCTTCGTCTTCGGTGAGACCACGCGACTACTCCTGCGTTGGCTTGGAGATGACGGTTGGCACTTACACTCCAGAGGGCTCTTCTCGCATGAAGCAACGAGTGGAGCTGTGCTACGCTGGGCCTTACGACTACGAGAGTCTGGCCGAGGTTGTTGCGGGAAAGTATGCAAATCAACTTTCTGGGTGGTTCTCAGGGTGCCTACCTCGGTGCTCCGGATTCCACACGCGATTGTTGGAGACAGATGCCCTGGCATTGCAGCTTTCGAGCGATATCTCTACGACGAGCACTGGCGTCCACGCTACTGCCTTTTCACCGCAGCTGGACTTAATGATCCTCTCTTGCATGCAGAACATGAAGACCTTGGGGATCCGGAAGCCGCCGCTGCGCTGGAGTCTTCCGAACTCAGCAGAGTTGCAGCGCGTCTTGAAGCAGCACTCGACCATGGGTATGGAGTGGTACGATGGTTACGTCGCCAATGCACGCGGGCGACCCATGCACTTGGGGCATGCTGCAGACGCAATCGCAGACGGGCAAACCGCGAGGGTGTCGGCGAGCTTCTTTTGCCGCTGTATGAGGATCAACGACCCGGTGCTCCGGGAGAGGAA